GAAAAGAATGTTGAATATATATGTGTTAGCGAAGAACAACATGAAGATGGACAACCTCACTTGCATGTTCACATCAAATATTCCAAAAGAAAAGACATTAAGAATCAAAAGCATTATGACCTCAAAGAAAAGCACCCTAATATCCAAGCGACCCAAGACGATGAAGATTGGAACAAGTATGTTAAGAAAGACAACAATTTCATCGAGTTTGGAGAAGTTGAACTGGACAACTTATATGATATTGCCAGACAAAAGGATCACGATGAATTCTATGAAGTTTGCAGAAAGAAAAGAATCTCTTATCAATACGCAAAAGAAGCTTGGGACAGTACCAGAAAGGTTGATACCACACTTACTAATGAATCAGAAATTCAAGGAACCTATGACCCAAGAATGGGATGGATTGACCTTAATCAACCAACAAAATCCATCATTATCATTGGACCTTCAGGAATGGGAAAGACAGTATTCGCAAAAACCAAATCAGCAAAACCCGCGTTATTTGTTTCCCACATTGACGACTTACGACAGCTTGGACCACAACATAAGTCCATCATATTCGACGACATGGTCTTTAAACACATGCCAATCCAAGCCCAGATCCATCTCGTTGACAGATTCGAGCCTAGATCCATTCATGTTCGATATGGAACAGTTAAGATACCAGCAGGAATCGAGAAATGGTTCACATGTAATGAACAACCATTCAACGATCATGAAGCTATTCGAAGAAGAATTAACCAAATAAATTTTTATTGACCAATTTGAGATTGAGAAGTTGAAGTTTCCGTATAGTGATACTTCTTACTATAATTGAGTTGTATTGAAGCAGCATATCTGACACCTGTATTATCACACGCAGCATTGTAGTAGACAAATAAATAACCTTCAGTTATATTACGTTTAAAATCAACGTCATTAAGATCAGCCATTGAAAGAAGGTAATTTCCAGGATCTCTTAATTGAAGATTAAAATATCCACCAGCATCTAGACGATATCTTCTTACCGATTTAACAGTTATGTAACGACCGTAGGTAGGGATATCAAATGGGGTAACACCGTCAGCAAGACCGTTAGTTATTTCAGTTGGGAAATTAGTACCTGACATTTCCCTTGCACATTCGTTTAACAATTCAGCAGGATCTCCTGTATTGCCAACATTATTACCACTTTGTTTACATAAAATATGGTAAACATCAACAATAATATTTTGAGGAGCATTTTCAGTCGTATTAATTACATTCACGTTCATCACACAAGAACGAAAACGTAACTTTCGAGTAGCAGAATCAGCAGTGGGATCACCACCATTCTCTCTTGCCATGATCCACCAAACATCACCATTGCCATAATTAGTGTTAGCAGCATAAGTATTGTTCCCATAACCATACATGGTTACAGCTGTGATACCTTGACCATTGAACTTCGTAGTAGGGGTTACTCCGCCGTTAGAGGCGTTGTTTATAACAGCCACCTTCATTCCTTGGAGTTTATCCAATCCCCATTTGAGAGAACGCATGAATCGTTTAGCCCTTCGACGAACCCTTCTAGGAGCACGTCTTTTACGGTATAGTCTAGCAGTATCGTATTGTGAAGTAAGGTTACCAAAAGTAGCAGCAGAAGTACCGGAATTAGTATCTTCACGACCAACTGTTTTTTTAGAACTCCCAGTTTTTAACCATTTTTTCATAATGCGCCCAGCGCCGGCACCCGCGCGCCAAGCCGCGCGGGCTGCGTACCCATATCCGCCAACTGTACCAGTCCGTCTACCATATCTTGTCATCATCTTTACTACACAGGCCCCGGTAATATTATTCGGGGCCTTATATAGGAAGAGGAATCCTCAAATCCTCACATATAAAAAGACTTTCTATCCTCAATACCCCTACTCTAAAACCCTAACCCCTGCGGCTCCGCCGCCTAATCCTATTGGTTGGAGATCATCAGATTAGATCATCTGATCCCGCCAAAATTAAATATATATAGTGGCACTTTCACAAGTACCCCATGTCATTCAGAGTTCAGTCTAAAAGTTTCTCATTGACTTATCCCCAATCAGCTGGTTTATCTAAAGAAGAGTTATTAGAACACTTAAAGAAAGAAAAGAATGTTGAATATATATGTGTTAGCGAAGAACAACATGAAGATGGACAACCTCACTTGCATGTTCACATCAAATATTCCAAAAGAAAAGACATTAAGAATCAAAAGCATTATGACC